TCCCATCAACTGGGTCGCCGTTACCGTCGGGTCCTTCGCTGTGATTACAGCGACAATGCCGGAAGCACTCTGGTCTCCGGAACGACGGCTCCGCGCAGCATGTCTTGCTACGTGGTGTTCGACGTTCCTTCGATCGGGTCCTTCTCGGCAACGGACCAGCTGGCGCTCTTCAACGGCCTCAAAGGCACGTGGTCGGCGTCAACCGATGCCCTGATCAAGAAGTTGTTGGCTGGCGAGAGCTAGCCCTCAACTTCTGCTTCTGATCATCCCTGGGCATCGTGTGGTCAGGAGTGGACGTTAGGCTTAGGATGTCTTCCTCTATTAGGAGGTTGCATGAAAAGCCTAATTGTACTCTGGTCTTCCATCGCAGCCGAATTGGCTCGGTGGTGTTGCACTAGCGCCCACCACGACGTTAAAACCGTCGAGGCTCGGTGCGAACACGAGGGGTTATCCTTTCTAACGATAACCCTACCTAGCTTTGCAAAAGACTTCGAAAGATGTCTGGAGCTCGGCTATGTTGACGACTCTGTTTTTCTGAGCTTTAAGAAAAACAGGAGTCTCCCGGCATTTCTGTCGGGTTTCTCTCGTCTTGTGTTCGACCTTGGGAGCGGTGTCCTACTTGATGAACCAAACGTCGATGCGATTCGAGCTATACGGCAGCTAACGCTGTTGTATAGCAAGATTCTCATCGATTGCAGTGAGGCACGTAACAACGCCGCACTGCAGGAATTCATCAAGTGTGAGCAGGAAGTCCGGGCGGGACATACCGGTGATCTTAAAGAGATCGCTAGGATGTCTCGCTTGCTTTTCGTTGATATGTTCACGGACATAGACCGAAAGGTTTATGAAGGTGACATATCACCGAAACATGGTCCTGGCGCTACTGCTGATCGCCTAGTTGGCAATCAGAAGTTCGTCCAGAATACGTGGCCATGTCGCCTTGAACCATACTTTCCTTACGGAGAGATGGTTCTTCCCAACTGGTCCTATTGGGATCAGTTGGAGCAGGTGGACTTCCTCGAACCCGGTGCGGAGATCCCCGTTAAGGTGACCTTCGTACCTAAAACGATGAAGACTCCTCGAATTATCGCTATTGAGCCGACTGCTATGCAATACGCACAGCAAGGGCTCCTGCGACATTTCAAGGAAGGCATTAAGGGTTCTTACCTTAATGGCTTCATCGGTCTTGACGATCAGACGCCTAACCAACGTCTTGCCCGTCAAGGATCCTCGAAAGGGGATCTCGCAACACTCGACCTGAGTGAAGCGTCCGATAGAGTCTCCATGAAAG